CCCGATGCGGTAGGAGATAGAAGCACTGTTCTTTCAGACGTTAGAGCTTTATGAATTGCGTCTACCTGATAGTCTCTAATCTCAATTGGTTTACCTCTTCCCTGTAGGTTTAACCAAGTTGCGTATTCTAGAATATCTTCACGAGTTATATCTGTGTTAGATAGAATCTCGTTTTGATATGTGATATCATATCCATTACGTTCGGCAAAATCCTGAACGTATTTTAGTAATCCAAGATAGAGCGTCTTTCTATGAAGATCGAACATGCGAATCTTACCGTCCCAGATTCTAGCTTTAAATGCTGGAGTAAATCTGGCGCCTGGAACTTCGAATGTAAAGAACTCTGATAGTTCTTGTGCGATAGATGGATCTGTATAGATCCTTATATAAACTTCGTTTATCTTCTCAATAGTTATCATCACGATCCTGCTATAAATTGCTTCCACTGAATTGCATTACGAATCTGCCAATCTCTAGCTTTAATTTGACCAAGTATAGACTCTAGCGCTTCGATTATACCTTTTATATATTCACACTTAATGACGATCTTGTTTAGATCGTTATCACCTTCTAGGAACTCATCCATCTCATTCTTTAAAGGTTTATTACCCTGCCATTGAGACCAACCAGTTTCACTAAGTTCAGTCTGTCCCATCTCACCGCGATACCATCTAAACTTACGTTGACGAAGAATCTTATAATCTGTTTGAAGCGCAGCAAGCTTCATCTTATGCTGAATAAGAAAGCGTAGATATTTTGCGTGAATGTTAGGAGTCTTAACTGATTCGCGATCTAGATGATCGCTATTGATAACACAGTCTTGATCCCATAGATCGTGTAGTTCTTCAAGTGTCATAATATATCTCCAAATTTGTCTATTATATCATAGACAAATAAGATTGTACAATTAAATGAATTGGTAGTAGGTGTATCTGAATGAAGCACGTCCAACTAAATACTGAACGTCTTGAGAAGTGGAAGTAAACGTTAGACTTCCGAGTGAAACCGGAACCATGTCAATGAACTGAATAGTCTGTATAGGATTAGACATATTGTCTAATATAATTAAAGTTCCGTCTGAATGAACTTTACCAGCATCTGATATGTCAGGTTGAGAAGAAGAACCTAAGAGATTTTGATACTGATTATTATCCTGAGGAAATCCAAGACCAACGACCCAATTATATAATGCTTTATAATTAGACATCTTATTGTCTATTAGAAATGATACTTCTAATGGACTATATGCAACTTGATCTCCTGGAAGAGCAATGTTTGTAAGAGGGTTGGCCTGCAATATATCACCTAGAATTAAATCTGGTAATTGCACCTCTTGACAGAAGTAACTTAACTCAGGAATTTTTTGAATAGAGAACCTATAGCCATTAGGTGATAATGGACTAAGATTTTCTGGGAATGGGCAGGAAAGAATTCTGTTTGTCATATTACTATTTATAAAATAAAAAGGGAGGCCGAAGCCTCCCATAAACAACCCGGAGGTTGAACCACATCAATTACATGATGTTGGTAACTGCTACCTTACGATAGTAGATGTTCTGACCAGAAGACAAGCTAGTGAATGGGTTTGCAACCATTCCGTAACGAGTCTTGAAGCCAATCTTTGGTTGGAAAGTTGCTGGGTCGATAGCACGTACTTTCTCTAGTGGAACGTATGGGCAATAGAATAGACCAGCATCAAACGCTGAAGTTCCCTTGTAACCAACAACGAAGAATTGTGTTGCGTTAGAAGCGTTAGCATTTGCAGAGTATGGATCAACATACACTTTGTACTTACCGTTTAGAACACCAGCAAAAGTGGTGCTTGATTCGTCAACATTTAGACCAGTGCTCAATGCTGGAGCGTAGTCTAGAACACCAGCCATTGCCAATGCGCTTGCAACATCTGAAGAACAGATGATGAAGTTACCACGGCCACGACGTGTTGTTTGTGCGATAGCGTTAGCTTCACGTTCGATTTGGAACATTAAGCCCTTGAACTTCTCAACAGACCAACGACCGTTAGAGTCAACGTCTAGGTCAAAGGTACCAGCAGCTGCTGTACCTGCTTGTGCACCAGTTCTAGCAGCGGTGTATACGGTACGAACAACTTCACGGTTGATCTCACCAAGAATTTCGCTTGAAAGAATGTTGCTTAGTTCGCCTTCAGCATCAAGACCATGAACTGCTTTCAAGTCTTGTGCAAGTTCAACTGAATATTCTGCCTTTAAAGCACGTGTCTTAGCAGTAACAGTTGTCTTTTCGATACTGAATGCCATCTGACCGAATGCAGTACCAGCGCCAAGATCTTCAGCAGTTGCTGTAGACATACCAGTACCAGTTGTGTAAGTACCAGAAACTGGGTTAGCGCCAGCGTGAGTACCTGTACCTGCGAAGTCAGTGTCTGCTTCGTTGAACAATGCTTCTGTACCGTCTTGAGTAGCATAACGGCTCTTCATTGCGAAGATAAGACCAGTTGGTTGTGTCATTGGCTGAACACCAGCGATGTCATAAGCGATCATCTGTGGAGCTGCACGACGTACTAGGGAGATTAGAACTGGATCGTAACCTGCCATGTTTGCGTTAGTACCTGCACCACCTAGAGCAATACCGTCACCACCAGAGTTGGTTGGAACTGCTTCGTTAAGAGCTTGTGCGGTTTCGCGCATTGCACGCTCTTGGTTCTCTAGAAGTTGTGCGGTAACTTCTTTACGATACGAATCCTTGATTGGAGAAGCGCCTTCTGCTTCTAAAATAGGACCCCATTTTTTAACTAATTCAGGACGTGTAGTCATTTTAATTTTCCTTTAAATGTGGATGTTACTTCTTACCTAACAGACGAAGAGTTGCCGCAATATGTGGCGACATTGTAGTTTCTTCTGTTAGAGATACGGGTTCATCGGTTACAACCGAGCTAATGCTAGGTGTAGCCTTCTTACCAAAATAATTTTCTTTAATAGTTTGAAGCTTAGCTTTAAAGCTATCTGCATCTTCGTATGCAAGTTCTTCGGCAAGACCGTTAAACTTTTCTACGTCGGTGTCAGCCATACCAGCAGAGAACTCTCCGATTGCTGCAATACGCTTCATCTCATTGACTTGTTTAGTCAACTCAACGTTAGCAGCTAATTGCTCGTCAAGCTTAGCCTTGGTAGACTCTGCTTCTTCTTGCAAATCTGCTAAAACATCGAACTTTTCTTCTGGAACATCGATGTGGTGTTGCTCGAAAAGACCCTTCATACCAGCAATAAAGCTTTCAGTAATCTCAGTCTTCATACCATTTTCAAGGGCAAGCTCATTATCTGTCATCCACTGCTCAACTACGTAGTTGAGATATCCATCAACTTTTTCAACAAGACCCTCTTTGATTGATTCTACTTGCTCAGCAAGTTTTTCATCAAACTCTTCTTCGAGTTTAGCAATTTCTTGCTTAACTCTTGAAACTACTGCTGCTTCAAAAATCGTAGCAGCCTTAGTCTTAAATTCTTCTGTTAGATCTTCGCCGTTAATTAGAGCAGCAACGTCTTGTGAGACATCAACTGTTAACTCTTCTTTAACTTCCTCGATCTTTTCTTCTTTCATTGCTTTTTTCTTGTAGCATGAAGAAGCTTCATCAAGTTCATATTCGCTTTGCTCTTCTTCGGAAAGAGCTTGGAATTGTTCTTCAGTTAGATCTTCTTCAGACAAACTGTTTTCTTCTGCTTCTAACTTCTTTGATTCCTCAAGAAGTTGTGCAATTTTTTGTTCGATTGACATCGTGTTCTCCTAATAACTGGATGAGTTCTATAATTATTTATCTATTTATTTATTTCAGATTTTTTAGAAAATTCTGAAAAGCCATGATAGAGGCTTCATTTAATTTCTTAGATGGAGTACGCTGAATAAGCTTCTTAGTATCCTCTATCTGTCTTTGCTCAAATTTTCCATCAACAAAAACCCATTCCACCGACTCCATAATACCTCTTACGAAAGCATCGGGAGCGGAAGGGTCGGCGACGATGTCCGCTGCGGTTGACAACATAAAATCGTCTTGAACAATTTGAACTCCCTCGTTGTTAGACTTAAGAGATCCAAGTGCTCGACTGGAAACGCCTAGGTTAGCACCACCATCTAAAAGACCGCGTGCAATATTACCCATTGGTGTTTCCATAATCTTCGCCTTACCAATCCAATTGGTACCTTCTTTACGAAGGTCGACGATAAGGTGTGAGACACGATCTAAATTAATAGATGGTGTATCTGGGTGTCCTAATTCACCATAAGCGCGATTTTGCTTAACTAGTGATTCCATATAACGACCTACTTCTTTATCCATCACTTGTTCTGGATACATACGGCCATTACGATTCTTTAATTCTGATTGAAGGAATACGCCTTCAATGAAGTAATCTTTACCCTTACCAAGTTTGTTTTCGGTAAAGAACTTAGTTTGTTCTACTGTTTCTTTAATTAGATACATGATTAACTTCCTACTGCATTTACGTTATCGTAAACGCTAAATTCTGCAGTTTCAATCTTGCTTGAATAACCAGATTGTTTTCTTAACGACATCCATACTTCCATCTGACCACCAGTGATTGTTACAACGAGGTCGTTAGAATTGTTTATATTATCAACAAACTCTGCATCATTGAATAATAATTCACCGCCAGTAGCACCCAATAACGTTGCAATGACTACACTGTTTCGTGTAATAGTAGCAACACCAGCTGCAGCTCCTGTCCAATGTAAAGCAAGAATATTTACAAGTGGAGTTCCGCTAACAACTTCTGTCGAATGTAAGCAATCGGTCGCTAACGTGATAGTCTCACTACCACTAGCTCCATATATCTTTACAGCTACTTTAGCTGGCGTTTTTCTTAAAATTGTCTTGGCCATCTTATTCCCCGAGTTGCTTTATAACATACATAAAATTATGTTTAGATTCACGCATGTAATCTATTATCTCATATTTATTCTTCAGGAGTACATTCAAATGATTCTGAGTGTCTTCATCTATTGCAACAACGCTGTTATCATTTAACGTATACTCTAACTTATTATTGAAATTGCTAGCGCTTTGTCGTTTAATCTCCGTTATAACGGGATCAACAGAGAATATGTTAGAAGAAGCAAGTTCGATATAGGATTCTACTAATGTATCGGTAATTTTATTAACTTCGTGATATTTTCTTATTAACGTAGCTATCTTTTCTTCTGGAATTATATTGTCTATATCGTTTATTAACTTGCTATTCTTGATATAACTTACTACATCTTCCCTTGCTTCTTCTAAACTCTTTAGAACTAAATTAGTTTTTTTATCATTAACGTATACTGTTAAGTCATTATGTACAGCAACACGATCTCCTTGATATACAAAACTATCAAGGAGATTATTTTCTGCTAATACATTCGACTTAAACTTATTGTACGTTATCATCTACTTCTGATTCTTGTGCGTTAAACATACTTTGTGCAACCTTAACTCTATAGTCATCTAATGCTGCTGAAACTTTTTGTGACATTGCAGTATTAAACGTGTCCTCAATTGCAATAGAATCTCCTGCTACTAGTGCATCAACTAATTCACGTGTCATTGTTTATCTCCATACTTTTGATCAATTTGTGCTGACATTTCAGCCGATTGTGCATTCACTTCAGCTTGGGCTGCGCCTTTAGCTTTAATGTTTTCAACTTCATTCTTTAGTTGTTCAGCATTATGTTCTTCGTTTTCTGCATCAATCTCTTCAATTTCTTCTTCACTTAAACGAAGGATGTGCTTTTTAATATACGAAGGAGAATAATACTTACCAACAAATGGATCCATCGTTGCAAGTAAGGTCATTCTAGCTTGCATGATTTCACTATCTTTAATTTCAGCGAAGTGATTATCCTTAACAAAGTCAAACCTAATATCTTTTGATATTTCTTCCCAGTCATCTATGTTAATAACACCTTTAAGTACTAATTGTATCTTTAAAGTGTCTAGGAATAATGACGCAAATTTCTTACGAATTCTTTGTACAAACTTAGTAAACTTAATTTCATCACGAGTAATCTCTGATGAACGACCAAGATTAAATGTACTATCTGACTTTAGTCTACTTGCTGGAACATTGAGTGCTTGATATAATTTATCTTGGAAGTACTCGATGTCTTCGATTTGTCCAAGTGTTTGTCCACCTGGAAGTGTTGTGATCTCTGTACCTTTACCGCCTTCTCGACGTGGCATCCAGAAATCTTCCATAAGAGACATGTGTTTACGATCATCTCTTACTTCACCGGTTGTAGCATCATAAACAACTTTATTACGAAACTTGTTCATGATGTCGTTAACGTATTGCTCTGCCTTTTGTTTTGGCAGGTTACCTACGTCAACATAAAAAATTCTGCGCTCTGGTGCTCTACTAATTCTATAGATGACCAATGCGTCTTCCATCATCTTCAATTGATTAACTATCTTAATAGCCTTATGCAAATATGATAGCATTAATCCAGAATTAGAATCTGTTACACCAGATGGCGTATAGATGATGGAATCTAAAGGAAGTTTAATCCCCTGCATTCCGCCTTCACTAATTCCTTTATCATTATAAAGATAATATTCTTCTATACCTTTAATGATATCTACGCCAGTAGCATTCTTTTCTTTCTGAACATTCTTAATCTTACGAATCTTTCGTGGATCAACTTGGCGCAATTCAGCAATGCCATTTTTAGTATTAGCTTCATCTACTAAAATCTGATAATATAGTCTACCATCGATATACCATGATCTGAATATATCATGTCCTCTTTGATCAAACTTTAGCAAAGACAAGACTTGCTTAAATTCATCGGTAATTTTTGTCTTTATAGATGCAGATAATTTCACATCATCTAAAACGATCTCAACTGGTGCGGTATCTTCTTCTGAAACAATAGCTTCATTAGTAATATCATCAATAGCACTATCACAATCTGAGTATTGCGATATTTCTCTATATCTACGAATAAGATCATTCTCATTCTTAATTTGAGCCTCAAGGCTCATCACTTGAGCGTAATAACCAGACGCAGCTGAAGAAATGACAGTTGAACCATCATCTTGTGATGGTGATACGACTGTCACTTGCTGAGACTGTTTTTTACGCTTTATCTCAAAACCAAAAACCTGCATTATATATTCCGATTAATTATAGAGGGAACGATCCGATTGGAGTATCAATACTTACATTAACTCCGATACCTGCTCCTTCAGCAGTATCAGATGTCCAGTAATTGTACTGGAATGTGACATCAAAAGTTTCAACGGTATTTGCTGAATCAAAGTCGAGAGCGATTGCACCAATTTCAGTTGGATAGGCATCAACAAACTTATAAGTCTTAACGATTGCGCCGTTACGATCTAACTGATGCACTAATAGATCTACTTGATAGTCACGTGGATTTACACGGCCATTCGTTGTAGTTAGATTCTGGATACCATTAGACCAGTTTTCCATAGCGTTACGAATTGCAAAATCCGTATCGTTATATACTGTAATAGTCCAAGGGGCGAATGTACGCTCACCAGCGATGTTTACTGCGCGACCACGATATTGAAGTGGAACGTTTTCAACAGTAGAAGCTGGAAGTTGTGCAGCCTTGCAAAGGAATTGGCTCTTAACACCAACTACTGGTCCTGCAGCTACGTATGTAGGGAAAGCTAACTCTACTCTGAATTGGTTGGCACGAGCACCGCCACCAATTAGCTGAGCTTTAAAATCTGAAATATTAGCCATTAATGACTCCTTGTTGTTCTTTAATATTTATAAGATTGGCGAGAGGATTAGTCTCGCCAATTTATTAGCCACCAATTTCGTCAAAGCTTACACTTGAGCGAGCAGCGATGAAGTTAAGTGTGATGAAGTTGATAGAACGATTTGGCTTAATAAAGATATCAGCAACGAATTCGTTACGATCAATTACTTCACCAGTGTTGTTAGACTCATCACACTTAACGCGGAAGTCTGTTACGCCGCGACGACCTTGTACATCGCGTAAGAACGGTTCAACCAAGTTCTTGAACTGTGCACGAGTAAATGAATCATTGAATTCAAACATCTGATAGCGTGCTGCAATCGCAATAGATTTTTCAAGAACAATAAACAAGCGACGTACGTTAACACGATCAAAGGCGCTTGGTCTTGCCAACATCGTCTTATCGCCGTAAAGGATGGTTCCTTGACCTGGGAATGCTGTAACTGGATTAATACCATTCTGATACAATATATCGCGATCTGCTTGACTTGGGTTCAATCCAAGCTTAACGATATTCTTAATCTGACCGCGATTGAAACCGCCTGGAGAGAACCAAGGATCTGCGGTGTAATCAGTACGAGCACATAGACCAGCTACGTCTCCGTTTAGTGGAACCCAACGATATGCATCGTTATAGCGATCATACTGGTACTTGAATCCAGAATCCATTACTGCATAAGAACTATTGATCGAAGTATCATTCTTATAACTAATCATTGCATTAGTTGCAGTAGAACCTAAAGAAGTAATTGGTTCTCCGCCTGCATTTGGAGAAATAAACACAATACAATCTTTACGTGGCTCTAGTAAATCTAGAATCTGTTTAGCAGTTGAAGCTGCTACGTTACCAACCGGAACTAAAGAGATATCATATTGTTCTGAGTTAGTTAGTGGAGTGTATGCAGTTACGATATTTGCAGCAGTAGAATTGAAATCATCTACACCGCCAGATAGCGTTACATCGTTTGTAATGATGTTTTGTGCAAATGCAACCATAACCGCAACAGCCTTAGAAGATGTTGCTGCTACTTGTGCACGGGTTAGACCCCATCCGCTCTTAGCTATAGAAGTTAATTGAAGATTAGTAACACTCTCGCTTGATAATCCTTGAGCTACTTTAATAATGTAACCAGTAACAGTTGGAGAACCTGTCGTAGTAATACTTACAATGGTGCATGCTTTATTATTATTAACTGATCCGGAAATCTGTAATTGGCGTGATGCTTTATCTGGTGCTAAATCCCACCATGTTTTGAAAGCAGCAAGTGTAGTGAAACCATCGCTATCTGTAATGGTAATACTTCCACCTACACCAGTTTCATTACCTACAGGAGCTAAAGTACCAGATACACCAGTTGCAGCAGTAATTACTGAACTGTTTGGTTCTGATGTCGTATCAGTTGCGTGATCCATCCACCAGATGTATCTAGAACTAGAATTGATAACACTCTTGTAATAATTATTAGAACCATCTGAATTCTTAGCATCAGATAGTTTAGATAAGAATGAGTATTTTTCTATAACTGATCCAGGTACACCACTGAAATCACCTTTATCATTATCGTATATTACGATATGTATCTCGTCGTTTGTAACACCAACTTCACTAGCCCATTTACTTGTTCCAGGTACACCTTGGAATAATGCTTTAATCTTAACATCAGCTGTAGCCCAGTTACCAGCATCTAGGCGTACAACGCGTAATCCATTTCCCATATCACCAGGAAACTTAGCAGCCCATGTACCAAATGTACCAGCTCCGCTATTATATGATGCTAGATATTGAGTAACGTTTTTAATCTTTGGTGCACCAGCTGTTGCCGAAAATACTGCTTGTGCTGTTGCTGCAGTACCACTTGCTGGTGCCGAAATGGTAATTATTGGAGCAGAGGTATAACCACTACCTAGTGTTTGAACTGTGATACCAGTGATAGTACGTGTTCCGGTTTGATTAGGAGCAGTACCGGTAACGTTATCTGTGTAGGTAACAATTGCTGTTGGTGCAATACCACCACCAATTTGAGGAGCGCTAAATGAAACAGTTGGAACTTCACCTAATTGTGAATTCATAGCTGGAGCATATCCGCTACCCGGTGTAAAGTTAATAACTCCACTTATACCACCGCTTGCAACTGATACGGCATTTCTTATACCAGGAGCATCACTTCGTACAACCAACATGTTGTTAGTATAAGATAAGAAATTCGCGGCGGTAAAGAAAGACTGATAGTTTTCATCGGTTGGTTTACCGAATCTCGATACTAAATCGGTTTCTGAAGAAACTCTAACTGGATCTTCAACCGGACCCCAAGCAAATGGTCCAGCGAAGGCTCCAGCCGAAGAAGAAACTGCTGGCACGATTGAAGAAAAATCTTTTTCTACAACGGCTACTCCTGGGCTTAGTTGAAAAGGCATGTTAAAACTCCTGTTATTATGCAATAAACATCTTATGATGTCTATATTATTTATCTATAATCAGTTTTTAGAAGTTAGCAAGTACTTGCTCACTGTCTGTATTTCCATCATTATAAAATCCGAATGGTGTTAGTTGATCTTCGATCATCTTAATTCTATTTTCGTATATCACTTGTCTAATATTTATATTACTCAATTCTTTAAAGTATGAATTGGTAGTCGCCCACGAAAATAAAACAAGAGGCATAACTAGATCATCATGATAGCCATCGTCGGCTTCAAAAGAATTCTTCTTTTGTATGAAAGTTGATATTTCGGATATGATATCAGCATCAGGAATTAGAAGTTTCTTCTCTTCGACTAGTGTCTTAAAGTTAGAACATCCAATTCTTTTAACCTTCTTATCAGTAGTAACTCCGAACTGAGTTTTACCACCGCCAAATCCGCCCGATATTACCTGTCCGTCTGTGTTTCTGTTCACCATTATAAGATTGTCATACTCATATTCATTATAAAGAATATCTGCAACTTGCTCTGAACTATTAATTTCAACTAGAACATATGCATTATTGAATTCCTTAGCCACCGTATATATGACTGTAGGATACAACAATGGACTAATCTTGTTATCACGATATTTACCAACTACCTTATATGGCATAGAAGACATATCCACTATGACAAATGCAGAGTAATCTCCATCAACTCCCTTTGCGGTATCTGCTATTAGACAATATGTTCTGTCTTCTTGAGCATCACCGTTAGAAACTTTAACTGGCTTTTCATATACATCTAAGCCATCCTTACTATATATTATATCTCCAGGAGACATCTGAGAGATAGCATTAGCAGATATAAGTGTAAGACTTGATCCAAGGAACTTACACAATACTTCTTGGTTAAACTTAAGATCACCGAGCAATTTGTGTTGCGCTGCTGCCCACTTCTCGTCTCGACCTGGAATGTCTGTGTATGGAATGAATAATGGAACGAAACCGTTACGTCCTTTTTCCGCATCATTCCAGAATTTCCAGAAATGATTATATCCAAGAGGAGTAGAACTTAATAGAATCTTTGTGGTTTGACCTGCAGAGATTGTAGGATAAACAGAAGTAAAGAACTGTTCTGCAACTGTGTTTGGAATAATTGCGGCCTCGTCGACATATAACATGTTAACGGATTTGCCACGAATACCCGATGTTGTAGTTGCTGAGGTGAATACCTTAGATCCATTCTCAAGTTCAATATCACCTTTGTTCCATGTTACTACACCTTGTTGCATCCACTTAGGAAGCATTTCGTACATAACCTGATAGCGATCTAAAACTTCTCGAGCTGCACTAGCTTTGTTAGCAAGAATAGCAACAGACTTATTTGCTTGAAATAAAGTGTACCAAAGAATGTATGCTGCAGATGTTGTAGTCTTACCTTGCTGACGTCCTTCCATAAGAATAACCATGCGGTTATTATGAATAACATTTAGCTTATTGACCTGACAAGGATAGAGAC